TTGGTCTCCTCGTAGCCAAAGTCCCCGTCTTCGATTTCTAGTTCGGTCATTTCGGTTTCCTGGGTCATGCTGCTTCTCCAAACAGATCCGGCCGGGCGCTCGACAGGCTCTCCAGCCATGCGTTGATGTCGGGCTCGTCGATGGCGCGGCGGATGCGGGCAATACCGGCGTCGATCGCTTCCTGACGGGTCAGGGTGATGCGGGACGGTGCCGGCCGACGTCCCAACGGCTCGCCAAGGCCCAGCATGTCGCCGTGGTGCCGGTGGCAGTCCACGGCCCATGTCCAGCCGCCTTCAACCCGTGCCAGACGGATCATGGCCGACGCGCGCTTTGTCTTCGGCATGGCCAGAACTTCGACCGGGTCGATGGGCTCGAAGGGGGTCATGCGGCGGCTCCGAACAGATCGGGCCACGCGGCGCGATGTTGCTGTGTCATGCCGAGGCACGGGGCTGGTTCGGGCATGGCTTCCGGGGGCAGGCGCAGGGCCAGCAAACCGCCCTTGGTCTCGCCGTCGTCAGCAAAGCCCGCCAGCCGCCAAGTCCGCCCCCAGGTCGGCACGCTCCGCACGATGACGGGCTGAACGTGGCGGCGGTCTAGGAATGTCACCATTCCCAAAGGCGGCGGGTCACCGTAATAGAACCGGGTAGCGGCGACAGCGGATCGGATCAGGTCAGACGCCCGACCCTCTCCCTCGTTCCGAAAGGCCGAGCAGACCCACGCGCCCGGCCAGCGATGCTTCACATACTCGCCGAAAGGCCACGACGTGACCCACAGGGCGCGGTCGGCTTTCAGGACGAGACAGCGGCCCGGCGGAACAAACTGCGGCGTCCCGACCTTCTGCCGGTTATAGTGGCGGTCGGCCATGTCGCGCGCTTGCGGATCGGCCCGATGCGAGAGACGCCACCTCACGACCTGTCCCCCATCACATCGCGGGAAGGGGAGAAGTTCTCAAAGCGGACCCGGATAAAGTCGCGGACGCCGTTGTCATCGCAGCCAGCAATGCGGCGGGCGGCCTCCAGCATGGGCGTCAGGCGGTCACCGACCATGCCCCAGCGATCCGCCATGCGCTCAGCATTCAACGGCCCCAGGTGACGGTGGCGCAGGTAGATGTCCTCGCACTCCTCCGCGCAGTCGTAGGCCTCGAGCGAGTGAATGATGTTGTGATCAAGGATGGACAGGTTGCTCATTCGACACCTGCCGCACGGGAAGGGGAGAAGCCTCGGGAGCGCTTCCCGAACCGCGGCAGCGAGAACCAGAAGCCCGCGCCGGTCCATTCGAACGCCGGCCCGCTGGGGCGAGCGCCGCGTTGCGCAGCGATCCAGTGTGGACTCGCGCGGGTGAAGGGGTCGGCCGCCGTCATCACGCGGCCATCCTGGCGAACCGCGCACGCACGGCCCGCTCGACGACCAGACGCGACTGCGCAGACATCACGTCAATGACGGACAGCCCAGCCACCTCGACCGGCGGCTCCTCGTCACGGAACGCCGCGACGGACAGGGCGTGGATCTTGTCTTGCAGGAGAGCGATCTTCGCATCGAGGCGGCGAACGGCCTCGGCATCGGACAGCGCCTGCGACTGCTCGATCCACTGTTCGGCGACTTGCGCCATCGCCAGCTGATTGGCGGACATGGGGTGTTTCCCTCCGTTTCAATGAGAGGGAGCGTTACACATCGTTACGACGCTGGCAATAGCCTGCGGCGATAAATGTTACGCGGTCGACCTACATGGCCTTCAGCATGCGCTCTACGATGTCCGCCACGGCGTGCTGCTTTTCCACCGTGGCGGACAGCATGGCTGACATGACGCGCGCCTGGACCTCAGTCATGTCGACGTCCTTCGGGCTACCCTCTCCCGTCAGAAGCCAGCGCCAGCTCACGCCATACTTACGGCCAAACTGGATTGCCCGTTGGTGCGACAGGTTGGCGAATCGCGAGCGATCCGGCGGCCCCTCGTAGGTTCTATAAGTGTGCGGGTTCATGCCGAGGCTTTCGGCCGCAGCCTGCGCCGACGGCGTAATGCCGATGCGAGTCTGCCATTGATGGCGAGCCCAGCGCAGACGCTGCCAAGGTTCGCTCAGGTCGCTGTCAATCTGGTCCATAGTCATGCGTGTTACAACAAGTAACGTAGGGATGTGTTCCGTAACCCTTGCGGCGTGCGTAACAGTATGTCACGCTCTTCATTATGAACGTCGCTCAGATCATCGAAAGCCGTGGCGGAGCAAAGGCTTTGGCCGACGCGCTCGGGAAAACGCCAGTCGCCGTCCGCGTGTGGAAGTCGCGCAACAGGATACCCCGCCAGGCATGGCCGGACCTGATGGCGCGCTTCCCTGACATCACTATGGACGTCCTGCTCGCATCGGAGCGCGGGTGATGGGCCATCTCCTCTCCTTCTTCCACACGCTGCTACTGGCCGCTGTCGGCAAGGAGCGGTTGCTGTGAACGCCGAACTCGTCAGCGCCGTGGTCGCCGATCACGACGCCCTCCAGATCATCCCTCCGGCTTCCGGTGGTGATGTGCGCCAGCAGGGGGGCGTTAGCGCGCCTCCCTGCACCATCCTGACCGTGCCCGCGCCGCCGAGCGTGAACAACCTGTTCGCCAACACGGTGCGCGGACGGTTCAAGACGCCGCGATACAAGGCGTGGCTTCAGGAAGCGGGCTGGCGCCTGCGCGAACAGTTGCCCGATCCAGTGCCGGGCCGCGTCGTCGTCATGCTGGGGATCGAGCGGAACAACCTGCGCTCCGATCTCGACAACCAGGCCAAGGCTCTGCTGGACCTGCTGACCGCGCACAAGGTGATCGAGGACGATCGCTACGTCACGGCGCTGGTCATGGCGTGGATGCCGCAGGGCCGCCACCGCGAGCCGATTGCCCGGCTGATGGTCCGCCCGGCCGATCCGATGACTTTGAACTTCCACCCCTCACCGGACGGCGCGACCGGCGGGTGGTTCCTCGACGCGCCTGAAGGAGAAGACAGTGGCGATTAGCCTCCGCGACCTGAAGACTACCCGAGGCCCGGCGCTGCCGCCTCGCATCCTGATTTACGGCCCGCCCGGCAAGGGCAAGACGTCGCTCGCCGCCGAGTTTCCCGACCCGATCTTCATCGACGTCGAGCAGGGCATTCCGCATGGCGTGGACGTCGCCAGCTTCGGCGAGATCGCGGGCTATGACGCCGTGATGGAGTCGCTTGGCAGGCTGGCGACCGAGGAGCACGACTTCAAGACCGTTGTGCTGGACACGCTCGACCGGCTGGAGCCGATGGTGTGGGCCAAGGTCTGCGCCGACAACCAGTTCAAGTCGATCGAGGATCCGGGCTACGGCAAAGGCTATGTGCTGGCCGACCGCTACTGGTCCGAGATCGTGTCGGCGCTGAACTACCTGCGGCGCGAGCGCGGCATGACGATCCTGCTGATCGCTCACTCCACGGTCGAGCGTTTCGACAGCCCGACGACCGCGCCCTACAGCCGCTACGACATCCGCCTGCACAAGCGGGCACTGGCGCTGTTCCAGGACGACGTCGACGGCATCTTCTTCGTCAACGAAGACCCGACGCTGAAGACCGACGACGTCGGCTTCAACAAGAAGGTCACGCACGCCGAGGGCGGCGGGGTCCGCTGGATCTACACTGACGGGCGCCCGGCCTTCACCGCCAAGAACCGCTTCGGCACGCCGGACCGGATCATGTTCACCAAGGGCCAGGGCTACGCCCAGCTCGCCCCCTTCCTGCCCACCCACAACGCGCCCGCCAAGGCGACGGCGTAAGGAGAACCACGATGCTCGACATCGACACGACACAAGGCGACGTCATCACCGCCGATTTTGAACTGATCCCGACCGGCTGGTATCTGGCCCAAGCGATCGAGGGTTCGGTTGAGCCTCAAGGCAACGGCCAGCGACTCAAGCTGACGTGGGAACTGCTCGACGGCCCCTACGCAAAGCGCCGGGTCTGGCAGTCCGAATGGGCGGCGCATGACAACGCGACCGCGCAGGAAATCGGCCAGAAGATGATCCGCACGCTCGGCCAGGCTGTCGGCACCGCGCGCGTCACTGACGCCCGCGACCTGATGTTCAAGCCAGTCGAGATCCGGGTCGGCCTGACCAAGAAGGAAGCGGGCTACGAGCAGCGCAATGAGGTCAAGTCGGCGCGTCGCGCGGGCTCGGCTCCGGCTCCGGTCGGCGCTCCGGCTCCGGCTGCCGCGACTGCTGGCGCTTCGGCGCCGTGGCGCAGCTGACCACGACCCCCAGCCGGGCGGGCTGATTTCCACACCGACCCGCCCGGCCTTCCCACAACCCGCTCGCTAGAGCATCGCAGGAGCCCCTGACGATGGACGAACAACTGCGTCCGACGCAACCCCACGCGCATGAAATCGACCTGCTGACAGAGGTCGCCGAGATCGTCCGCCAGGCGATCGTTGAGTATCAGGGTGGGCATACGATTGCCGCCCGCCACCAGACGCTGAAGGGCATGAATACCCTGCGCGCCGTGTTCGACGGGGATGCGCTGTGAGCCTCCGCGACTACGAGGACACCGTGCGGCCGGAGATTGAGCCGTGCGCCGACTGCGGCGTGCTGGTCGATGAAGGGGACGCGAACGTCGAGGAGTTCGAACTGACCGGCGAGATCGTCTGTGACGACTGCCGGGACGATCGCGCGGAACGCCGGGCCGAAAGGTTCTGGGAATGACCGCCCTCCCCGTCACCCAGCCCCGCACGGTCACGGCGATATTCGACCACCTGGCACGCTCCCGCGCCCGCGATCACCTGCACCCGCGCCTGTCCGCCAGCCAGCTTGCGCAATGCCCCCGCCTGCAATGGGACGGCTTCCGCTGGCTGTTCCCGGCCGAGGTCATCGACGGACAGAAGGCGTCCATCTTCGAGACTGGCGAGCACTGGGAAGCGCGGCTGGTCCAGCGCCTGCGCGACGCGGGCATGACGGTCGAGGACGTGGACCCGGCGACCGGAGAGCAATGGCGCGTGACGTTCGCTGGCGGCCACGGCTCCGGCCGAACGGACGGCAAGGTGTCCGGCGTGCCCGAGGCGCCTAAGACCGTGCATGTGTTCGAGGCCAAGTCGCACAACGACAAGAGCTTCAAGGCGCTGCTGAAGGCCGGAAGCGTGCGGGAAGGCAAGCCCGAGCATTTCGCCCAGGTGCAGGCGTACATGCATCTGCAGGGGCTGACGCGCGCGCTCTATTTGGCTGTCTGTAAAAATGACGACAGCCTCTACGCCGAGCGGATCGAGTACGACGCGACCTTCGCGCTGGCCTTGATCGGCCGCGCCGAGGCACTGGTCACGAGCGACCGCCGCCCGGCCTGCGGATGCGCGCCGCACCTGCTGAAGCACGGCTACGGCTGCGCGCGGAATGAGGGCGCGTTCCCGGCGCGGACTTGCCGCAGCTGCCTGCATTCAACCGCGCATCTGGACGGTGACGCGCGCTGGTCCTGCGCCCGGTGGAACCGTGACCTGACGCTCGACGAGCAGAAGGCCGCGTGCCCGTCGCACCTGTTCAACCCCGACACCGTGCCCGGCGAGCAGACCGACGCCGATGAGGCCGGCGAGTGGGTGCTGTACCGCCTGGCCGATGGGTCGGTGTGGAAGGACGGGGGCAGCGCATGCTGACCCTCCGCCCCTACCAACAAGCCGCCGTCGACTCGGTCCTGACCTACTGGCGCAACGGCGGCGGATCTCCGCTGGTCGACATGGCGACCGGCCTCGGCAAGTCCGTGACGATCGCCAGCCTGACGCAAGGCATCCTGACGGCCTATCCGAACCTGCGCGTGCTGATGTTGGTTCACGTCCGCGAACTGGTCCAGCAGAACGCCTCCGCCCTGCTGCGCCTCTGGCCCCAGGCTCCGGTCGGCATCTACTCGGCGGGCCTTGGCCGGCGCGACACGGCGCAGCGGATCATCTTCGCATCCGTCCAGTCGGTCTATAAGCGCGCCCGCGAGATCGGTCCGTTTGACCTTGTCATTATCGACGAGGCGCACCTTGTGCCGAACGGCGGCGACGGCATGTACCGCACGCTGCTGCAGGGGCTGCGCGAGGAGCGGCCGGACCTGCGCTGCGTCGGCTTCACAGCCACGCCCTTCCGCATGGACTCGGGGCGGCTGGACGACGGCGACGGGCGGCTGTTCGACGAGATCGTCTATTCCTACGGCATCGCCAAGGGCATCGACGACGGCTTCCTGTCGCCGCTCGTGTCCAAACCGGGCGTGGCCGAGATCGACGTGTCGGGCGTGGCCAAGCGCGGCGGCGAGTTCGTCTCCGGCGCATTGGAGGCGGCAGCCGATCAGGACGAGATCACCCGCGCGGCCGTGTCGGAGATCATCGGACATGGCGCCAGCCGCCGGTCGTGGCTCGTGTTCTGCGCCGGGGTCAAGCACGCCACCCACGTCGCCGAGGAGTTCCGGCGGCAGGGAGTCCATGCGGAGACGATCACGGGGGAGACGCCGCCGGGCGATCGTGCGCGGTGGATTGACGACTTCCGCGCCGGGCACCTCCGCGTCCTCACGAATGCCAATGTGCTCACGACAGGTTTCGATAGCCCGTCACTCGACCTGATCGCCTTGCTGCGCCCGACCCTGTCGCCGGGCCTGCTGGTCCAGATGCTCGGCCGCGGCACGCGACTGGCGCCGGACAAGAGCGATTGCCTGGTGCTCGACTTCACCGGGACGATCCGCCGGCTGGGTCCGGTCGATACGCTGACCGTCGACCGGCGGCCCGGCAAGAAGGGGGCGCCTGACGCGGCCAAGGTCACAGACATCCGCGCCAAGGAATGCCCGACCTGCAAGACCCTGGCCGCGCTCAACGCCCGGACGTGCCTGTGCTGCGGTCACGAATGGTCATTCGACACGGCTCGGCACGAGGCGACCGCCGACGAGGTGGCGATCCTGTCGCGCGACCTGAAGCGCATGCCGCCGGAGGAACTGGCGGTCGTGACGTGGGCGGCGCGGCGGCATGTCAAGCAGGGGTCGCCTGACAGTGTCCGCGTGTCCTACGCCGCCGGGCTGATGACTTACCCGGAATGGGTCTGCCCCGAGCATGGCGGCCCGGTCGGGTTCCGCGCCGAGAAGTGGTGGCGGACGCACGGCGGTCAGGCCCCGGCACCCAAGACGG